ATGTGACCGTCAAGCAACTAAAGTGTCAGGCTCTCTACTTTCACACAAAGAATGCGTCCCCAGATGACGGTTCAGGCTTCAATACGGGCTGTTTCACGACGGCAGGAAACACAGATGCGGACAACGACCTCTATACCAACCTAACCTGCAGCGATGTGGATATTTGCAGTTCCATCGTTGGGAGCAACACGGAGATTTCTTACAGCTACGCCTATAACTGCAGCCGCTGTTTTGCGGGTACCCCCAGAGACACATCCTCAAACACGACCGGCTCACTGTTCCATCATCTTGAAATTGGAGACAGGGATGTGTGGGACGCCACGGATGACAACTACCACCACAGCCCGATCGTCATGTTTAACGGGCCGACCGTGCTTGAGGTGTGGAGCAACATCAAGATTTACGACAATTACGTCCACGGGAACTCCGGTGGCAATTCCACGACTAACGGAATGCAGTGCAATACGAGTGCGTCGGCTAGCATTCTCAATCGGGTCTATGCCGATGTTTATGTATTCAACAACATCTTTACGGCTACCGTGGCCGGAGATGCAACGCTGGGGTGTAACGGGGCGGGCATTATCTTTGCAAATAACACGATCTATGTCTCACCCCTGAGTGGTTCAGGCAGCTGTATCAATGTGGATCTGGACACATCAGACTCAACCTTTGTCAATCCGACCGCAATTAAAAACAACCTCTGCCGAACAGCGTCTGGGATATCGGCCAGGAACTACCAAGTGCCTTATCCCGACAGGACAGTTTACGATTACAACATTTATGCTGGGGCCGGAACGAGCAACAGTTTTACCTGTCAGACGGGCAACGTCAACGCCTTCAGCAACATTCAACTCCTCGATCCCTTTTCGTCCGGGCAGCAGATATGCGGTATTGAGGCGCACGGTACAAATCCGAATTCGGGAGATGACTCCGGGTCGGCAGCGGCGGTTAATCTCAATCTCTCGACATTTGCTCCGCAGGCAGGGTCGATATTGACTGGCGCTGGGACCAATCTGACGAGCCTGTGTAGCACCGTGGCGGAGCTATGTAGCGACTTTTACGGAACCGCGAGGCCAGCCGTCGGTGCCTGGGACGTGGGTGCGGTTCAGGCCAGTACGGCAACCGTCAGCACCCTAAGGCATCGTGCAGGATTACTGATATGGGCGGCACTTCTAATGGCCGTGTCTGCTGGGCTGCTATCACCAGACATCATTAACCATCCACAGCAAATCGCGCCGCCGGTTGAGCACTTATCTAAGCGATCTTAATTTGCTTCTGTCCGCCGGTCTCATGGGCGGAACATTCGCCTATTTCAGTCGGCGTGGTGCCTGTGACCTTAAGACGGCTGCATCGTGGTGCCACTCCATGCTGGCGACGCTATGGAGGACGGCACAGCGCGGGCGTACCACGCGACTTGAAGAGAATATAAGGGAAGCGCATTCACGCGAAATTACAGAGACGCAAAGGCGCAATCATATTAATGATGCGGTGCGCCGATGGAATGCCGTTAGAAGGGACACCGGCAAATGAAATTATCTGTTAGGGCGGCCTCTTTTATTGCGGTGCTGTTGTGTAGCGCTGGAACTACTGATCTGTTTGCCGGAGGCCTCCTCGTTCACCATACATTTAGCAGTGGTGCTGAGCCTGTAACGACAGCGAGCCTGTCAATTACTGCCAACAATTCCATCGTAATATGTGTTGGTGGTGGCGATGGAGAGACATATACCGTTAACGACAGTCAGTCGACATCCTATAGCCAGGCTGCAGCGAGGGCGGACAATACCCCGCGTGGCGCCCAGTGTTTTTATGGAGTCGCAGCATCGACCACTAGCTATACATTCACCTGCCATGCTCAATTTGGCGATGCAGTGCGCTGCTACGTGGCAGAATTTAGTGGAACCGTTACTTCTGGCCTCCTAGACGGCCATAACGAAAGCACCGGGACTGGAACTGTTCTAACTGGCGGTTCTTTCACGTCGTCTTCGCAATGCATCGTTATTGGGCTAGGCGTGACGGGCTCCATTGTCGGCGTTTCCGCAGGTAGCGGGTTTACGCTCATCGACTCTGACCTCATTTCCGGATTTGTCTACAAGGTGGATAGTCCGGCCGGGTCACAGAATCCAGAAATCGACTCTGATACTAATACAACTTGGGTCATGGCTGGATTTGCAATAAAGGAATCTGGATCGACGGCCAATGTTGGCTCAATGCTCGCAATGTTTCAGGTTCTCGTGCTTTGCGTAACGGCGTTTCTTTTCTCAATGAGTGCGCTACCTGCCAGAATTGATGATGTCCATGTAGCGCCTACCAACCATGGCATTTATATAACAAAATGAAAAAGGCCGTAGCCGTAGCCATGATCGTCAAGAACGAAGAGGCGATGCTGTCGGAGTGTCTGGAGACAGTCAAAGAAGCGGATGAGATTGTCATCTGCGATACGGGTTCGACGGATAGCACCATTGAAGTCGCGAAGCGATACACGGACAAAGTTTATACGGACTTCGAATGGTGCGACCACTTCGCGCGAGCCAGGAACCACGTAAAATCAAAAGTCAAATCCGATTGGATTCTCTCGATCGACGCAGATGAACTACTGATGTCTCCATTTCACAATGTTAGGGAGGCCGCCGAAAGGGCCTATTTGGCCGCGGATTGCCGGGTGTTCTCTAGCAACGAGCGGCAGTATAACGTCTTCCCTCGGTTATTCAAGAATTCGCCGCAAGTCTGGTGGGAACGAGCCGCACACAACATCCTGAACGTCACAGGTGAATTCGTAGCGGATATACATATCAAGTACCGCTTCAGTCCGGCACATGAGAAGGACCCCGACCGCACGCTGCGGATTCTCGAGAAGGTAGCCGCCGACCATTTAGAGGCAACGCCGGTAAGGGAGCTTTATTATCTCGGCCGCGAGTACTGCTACAAAGGCCGCCATGCGGATGCGATTCCGGTCCTGAAGCGCTACGTCGAACTATCGCGCTATCCTGCAGAAAAAGCCGAAGCTTTCTTGACAATGGCGCGCGCATATGTGGCGATAGGCAAGCCGGACGAAGCCAGGACCGAAGTGGCGAATGCACTGCTTGTCAATGCCAACTTTAAGGAAGCAGCCGTCTTTATGGCCCAACTTGCCGGCGAGGGAAGCGGGCATCCCAAATGGGAGGCCAACGCCGCACAGTGGCGCCGAATGGCCGATGCTGCCGATAACTCAGACGTGCTGTTTGTGAGAGAAATACAGAAGCCCAGAATGCCATACAAGATTGATCCGTCGAAGATCTCGTGTTGCCTGATCACAAAGGACGCCGAATATCCAAAAGTCATCCTTGATGAGATTGAAAAGATTGGCTTCGGCGAAGTCCTGATTAAGACGAACTGCGACAGTCCGCATCGAAAGCAGGAATTATTTGAGAAGGCGAATTGTGAATTCCTCTACTATCAAGATGACGACTGCATCGCACCTATTTGTCAGCTTCTCGAAAACGCCGACCCAGATAATATTGTATGCGCGATGAAGCCTGGACACATCAGGCAGTACGCAAATAGCCGCATTGCGCTGATCGGCTGGGGCTCGATCTTTCCGAAGCATGTGATTAAGGTACTGGATCGCTACAGGGCAGAATGGGGCGAGGATTTCCTGTATAGGCGTGAAACAGAACGCATCATGACATCGCTGTTCTACCCGCAAATTCGTCTTGCGCTTCCGATTACGGATCTGCCTTCAGCGATGGCGCCGGACCGGCTGTCCATGCAGCCAGGCCACTACGACTACATTCCAATCGTCGAGCAGCGATGCGCCATGCTTCTAAAGAACGCTGAAGATACCAAGGTGCAAAGTGCAAGATAGGCGCACGATCGTCTTTTCCCCCCACGATGACGACCACGCGCTGTTTACGTCGTTTACGTGTCTGCGCGACAGGCCGACGGTCTGCGTTGTGGCAGACAGCTATATCCAGCCACGCCGTGGCGAGCGAGGGTGTTCAGCCGAAGATCGTGCTCGTGAGACAGAGCGAGCATGCGCCGTCCTCGATGTTCCGGTGATGCGTTTCGGGATTCATGATGACGAGTGCGAAGCTCAGGACGTCATCAACAAGATGCTGCCGATGCTTGGCCAAGTCGAAACGGTGTATGCGCCGGCCAGGGAAGGCGGGAACCCGATTCACGACATCGTGAGCATGGCCGCGGAACTCGTGTTCACGTCTCGGTGCGTGTTCTACACGACCTACAACAAGCAAGAACTATGGACGCGCGGGACACACGAGATTGTGCCAACTACCGAAGAACGTCAGCGCAAGCGAGAGGCGTTATCCTGCTACGAATCTCAGATTCGTATCAATCTGCCGCACTTCCAGGCCGTCGATGGCAAAAGCGAGTGGTTGATAAAGCGCGGTAATAACTGCCTGCATCTCGGCTGCGGTGATAACGTGATCGACGGTTGGTGCAACGTCGATCTGCTCCCGCGCGGTCCGAATGTCCAATACTGCAACATAGTTAACGGAATCCCATATGCGGATAATCAGTTTGACTATGTATTCAGCGAGGACTGCCTCGAGCATCTGCCGGCCGACAAGCGCGTGCATGCCATCAATGAAATATGGCGCGTGCTTGAGCCTGGCGGAATCATGGAGCACTTTGTGCCGAATGCGGGAAGTCGTAATTTCTTCGGCTCTCCGACGCATTTGGCACCGTGGAACCTCCAAACATTCGAGCACTTCGACGTGGATTCGCACCGCTATCAGAAGGATCGGCACTTCGAAGGAATCATCGGCGGATTCAGAAAGATCAGCGCGGAGCTTGTCAACTGGCATACCGAGGAGGACGGAGTGAAGCGTGCGCAGTCGGTCCATGTTAAATATAGGGCGGTAAAGTAAATGACAGTCAGTGAACTCATTGAAAAGCTTCAGAAGTGCCCACCTTACCATGAGATTGGCATTGTCTGTAAGGGAAGCTGGAGTCATCCCACTCGCGTTACGATCGATTCCGATAGCGAGCACGTATTCATCAAGGCCATATTCGAGCAAGAGGTATGAAGCAAGAGGAAGACTTGCCACTGCGCATCATTGCGGAAGCCGTTCCATTTGATGCGAATCTGTACTGGAAGACGCGCGGCAAGAATTACATCAACGAGGAGAGACTGAAGGGCGAGTTCTATCGGCGGCAGGAGCGATTCATCGCCGAGACGCTTTCGCCGATCGCAAGTGAAGGATTGCCGCATGGAGTTCTTGAACTCGGATGTGGCTACGGAAGAATTACGAAGACATTGATGGACGCCGATGGATTCTACCGAGCGTCCTTTGTTGCCATGGATCTAAGTCCAGATCAAATCGCTAATGCCGAAAACTACTGCGGCTGTAGCTTTACTCACTTCATGGCCATTGACATCATGCAGGTGTCGCGTTTTCCGAAGTCGGATATGTGCCTTGCAATTGAATTGTTTCTTCACTTGCAGCCAGCGCAGATATTAAATCTGATTCCGAAAATTCTTGATGCTTGTCCGGTTCTGGTTCATGACTTCGATTCGAACCCCGTTGACTTCGTTTCTCCGCACATCAAAGCCTATGACTATGACTCGCTTTACCTTGACATGGGCCTGAAGTGCGAAACGCGCATGATGGACGGCTACGACTACGGCCTGAAGATTGTCACCCGTGCTTAAGAAGGCTTTTCTTCAGTGTCAGTTCGGATCGCCGCATCCGTGGAGTCAGCAATACTTCGAGCACTTCCTTCATCTCCAAAAGTACGGCTGGTATATGAAGGTGTTTACGCCGAATCCATGGAAATCGAACGGGAATATCGAGTTTATCCCGATGACCGTGGAAGAGTATGACGAACTCCTATTTGAGACGACCGGCGTCAAGGCCGACAACTGCCTGACAGCAGATGGCGTCCCGGCGAAGCTTATCAGTGATCACTATGTCGCGTGGGGCCAAGTGTTCCATAGGTACATCCGGGACGTCGATTACTGGGGTATCACTAATTTTGATGTAGTGTACGGCCGGCTGGACCGATTCATCCCGGATGAGATTCTGGGTCAGTTCGATATCTGGTCTGATGATGGAAGCCCGGCAATTAACGGCATCTTCACGCTCTTCAGTAATGATGATCGAATCAACAATCTCTTCCGACTGGTTCCCGACTGGGAAACGAGCTTTACGGTTCACGAGCCGGCGGCATTCGATGAGATTCAGATGACGAATCTGGTGCGAAAACTCTCCGAATCTGGAGAGATTGAATTCGGCCATCCGGCGCACTTTGGATATCACAGTTATGACCGATTGGTGCAGCATCAGCCAAAACCAAATCTCTATATTGCCGAGGATGGTGCCCTGATTGAGCGCTTCGAGGACCACGTGCATGCGCCGTCACTGGTTGATCATTACGGGCGCGAAATTCTGGCGTTTCACTTCTCTAAGACGAAGACCTGGCCTATTCAATAAATTATATGTTTGGTTCAATTTTCTGGGGTGAGACTTATTTCGGTGGAATGCCGATAGCGATCGCGCCGACATCTCTGGCGATTAATGGCATAACCACATCGGCAGTAATCAACGACGTGTCCGTAACGGTAGACACGGCTATCGGCGGGACTCCCTCTCTTAGCTAACCACAAATCCTATGGACGTTTTGCTTATCGGAAACGATCAGTCGATACAGGTATCTGGACTGCAGGATCAGAATACCGGTGACTATCTCGACAGCGCAACGGTCACGGTCACGATTAAGAATCCAGATGGCACCGCGGTATCTGGTGGGACGTGGCCTCTTACATTGGATTATGTCACGTCCAGTAATGGGAATTACCTTGGGATCATTGAAGATGGCGTGGCACTGATTGAGCGTCGAGCCTATACGATCGAGGTTACTGCAGACGACGGGTCTGGACGTATAGGCTTTTGGAAATTCACCCGTTTTGCTATCTACAGAGAGCCATAACCGATGAAGACCTACGGCGAACTCTTACTGACGGCCGCGAGTCCGGAGCAATCCTTTATTGAACCGCTGACCATTGATGACGTCAAGGCGGCATTTAAGATTTCGACGACCAACGATAAAGAGGATCCATGGATACAGAGCCTCATCACTGCAGCGCGTGGCATCGCGGAGACAGAGCAGGGCGGCGTCGATTTATGTAAGAAGCAATACGACCTGCACCTCGATGTCTTGCTGGATCACGACGTCTTGCACAATTACCAGTCTCGTCACATGTCGTTTTATTTTGACGCCGATATGGGAATTAACCTGCGGTTCCCACTGAAGTCCGTAGACCTGCTCACCATCAGGGACAGTACGGGAACGGTCACCACCCTCACGGAGGGCTATAACGGCGATTATCTCGTAGACCTGAACCGCGGGCGCGTGATTCCGCCTTACGGCCAGATCTGGCCCTTTTATACGCCAGACGTCTCCAGTTCAGTTCTTATACGTTTTACGAGTGGGTACGGCCCGATGGACGCCTTCTGGAAAGACAGCCGAGGACATTGCATTCTCCAGGGAATGCGCATGCTGGTGGCTGGCTGGTATGACAATCGCTTCCCATTTGGTTCACAGATGTATGAGGTTCCTTTCGGGATCACTACGCTATTGCGCACCGGAGCGCGTTCCAGAGCCTTTTAATGTTTGACGCTGGCATCCTCCGAGATCGGGCCGTATTTGAAGCCAGGACGATTACCACTAATTCGCATGGCGGTAACGACATTTCCTGGACAGCAGATTTTACGGACTGGGTAAATGCCTCACGGCAGACCGAGATGAGTTGCCGTTTTATCATGCGCTATCGAGACGGGATTACACCGACGTCTCACCGCATCATATGGGATGACGTGATATGGATTATCGAAAGCGCCATCCATGATCTTAAACGCCACACCATCACCATCGATTGTAATGTGGATCAGTTGCAGGAAGTCACGCACATGACGTCGACAGAAACCGAGTATGTCGATGGAGTTCCCATTCGCCGTCCCCACAAATAGCTAAGAACGTTTAACCAATCCATTCCTTTCTTAAGCCGCGAGCAATCGCGGCTTGTTTATTGGAGGTTCCATGACCACGCTAGCGTATATCGGCTCCCAGACGCTATTCCAAATGGGGGACGGTGCATCACCGGAAACATTCGCGACAGTCGGAGAAGTCACACATATTGGACCGCTGTCCATCAAGAAAGACGTCATTGAGGTTACGCATCTACTGTCCGTGGCACGTGAGTATGTGCTTGGCCTGTCCGAAGGACAGGAAATAACGCTGACGTGCAATAACGTCCCAACGGATACGAAGCAATCCCTCTTGTGGACTACGGCGAATGCCATCTCTACATCGAAGAACTTCAAATATGTGTATCCCAGCACTGTGGCTGGCGGCACAAAAACGTACTCGTTTGCGGCTCTCGTTCTGAGTGCCAGCATTGGAGATACGACGCCGAATGGTGCCGTACCTGTTACTTTTGGCCTGAAAATCACTGGCGCCATAACCGGGCCTTCGTAGGAGCATGTTTTATGAGTAAGTATCTGTCGTCTGATGTCGTCTTTGCCAAAGCACGCAAGACGGAAGAAGTTTACATCCCTGAACTGGGATGCACGGTTATCCTTAGAGAATTGAGCGTCAAGCAATTGGCGGAAATTGCACTGGAAAAGAGCGATCCGGTTCGGCAATTGGCAATGATGATCGTCGACGAATCTGGCGAGTTGTTATTCACGACTCCTGGGCAGATCGAGAACCTTGCTGAAATGTCTGCCTCGGTTTCGGCGAAACTGTTTGACGTCTTAAACAAGATGGCTGGCGTGTCGACTGCTGGCCAGGACGAACTGCTAAAAAACTGAAGAGCCGGCCGGATCGGCGGTTTCGGATTCGGCTGGCTGGTTTTCTTGGTAAGTTTCCGCACGAAATCGACGAGATGCCTGTTTCGGACTTTGTCGAATGCATGCTCTATGAACAAATGGAACCATTCGGTGACCTCCGAGGCGACCTCCAGGCTGGCATTATTGCGTCAACATTGGTCAATCTAAAGCTCCCGAAGGGCAAAGAGCCAATTATGCCCGATGCCTTCATGCCGCGGTGGGACTGGGAGCCAAAGGAAGCTGCCCCCATGTCTATCGATGATCAGATGGCGCAGTGGAATGCAATCATGAAAGCCCAGAATTC